CTGGATTGACGAAACTTCATCATTTCGTTATTTGGTCTACTTATTTTAATGGCTTTTCAAGATTTTCTATCTGGTGTGGGCACCGATGGAGATTTTGAATCATGGCAAGATCGTCGGGATTTAGTTTTCGAATTTATAGATTCATCTTACGATCAACAAGAATTGGATGAATTTTTAGCGGATGACAAAATGCGCTATTTCGAAATATCTGAAAAATTATTTTTACAAATGGCTTTATCTACGGGTGAAATTCGATATGAGGATTATCGACCTAAGTATAAATATCACTTACAACAAAACCACCTGGAAGTCGATCAATACGTTAATCAAGTATTGAAAAAATACTTTCCCGAAACAAAACAATGGACTGAAGGTTACACTCGTTCTGCTAGATACGGATGTATGCTTAACAATATACTTCGGTTCGCTCAAAAACTCACTTCTAAGCGAGCTCTTTTTCAAAACCCTCAATTGTACGAATGGTATCTTGATTCGATACATGAGTTTAAGAAAATGTGGATTTCTGAAAACAATGGCAAAAAATTCGAAACCCGAACGCTCAAACAAGCTTTAGATCTGTTACCTCTCAACACCGCTGCTGGATATTCTTACCCTGGAAAGAAGAAATATCAAGTTGTCGACCAAGCACTACTTCATGCTAGTCAAATGAAGTCTCGAATAGAACGTGGACAATTTCAAAAGAAATTACCTTGCACATTAGCAATGCGAGGACATCTATCAAGAAAAAATGAAAACAAAAGTCGCGCCGTATGGGTGATGCCTTTTGAAACGGTTATACTGGAAGCTTCTTTATTTTCCGGTTTTTACCGAGTGTTGAAAAAATCAAATAAATTACCTTTTATTACAGGTGAAAATTCAATGCAACGTCTTTGGTTATACATGGAAGATCATCCACAACACAAGATGGTTACCAACGACATATCATCATGGGATTCAATGAGAGGAAGATTCCTTATGTATGATGCTTTAACAGCTTTAGGCGATCTTATTGACCTAGACTTTAAAGAAAGCAAATTATTTAAATGGATAGTTCACGATATGGTTGAAACTCATTTCATGCTTCCATCCGGCATAGTTTTATCAAAAAGTACTGGAATACCTTCTGGCACTTATTTAACCTTATTGATTAACTGTACTATTAATTGGATAGTTCAAAGGACTGTTTTAAAATATTTGAAAATCGAATATTATGATCTTCAGGTTCTTGGAGACGATAATTCGTATAAAACACCTTTTATCCATCCTAACAAATTAGAACAAGTCTCTGCAGTATTAAAAGAGTATTTTGGAATGCTCATGCACCCAGATAAAGTTGAAATTTTCCATAATGTTGGAGAACGTAAGTATTTAGGGTATCGATATCAAGGACTTCGTCTAGTAAGAAAAACTGAAGAATGGTTTCGATTGGTCTGTTTACCTGAGAGGGAGGTGACATCGTTATCAATTTCTTTTACAAGAGTATTTTCTTATTTATTAATAGGTGGTATAAATGATAGTTTGTATGTAAGTTTTTATGAAAAATATCTCAATGTATATTTAGATAAGTTGAAAGCAATAGGCTATCTAGCAAAAGAAATATTTACACATGGTTCGCTACGTGTATTTAAACACGCTTTAAATCTAGATTTAGATTATTTAGCTTCGATAAATATAGAAAAAGTTTTAAGATTTAATTACTTTTTTATGCCTTTCATGTTTTCATGTAATTATGAGATATCAGAGACATTATTTCTGAATGAAATATTATGAATCAATAAATAAATTAAAGAAATAGAAAAAGGTTAAAAAAAAAAAACACGCA